AAATATATGAATTTGAGATTATAGAAGAAATGTCTGGTGAACATCTTAAGATTGGTGACTACATATTAAATCCTTTTTGGGAAGGAAGTAAAGAAATATCTATAAATCACTTGAATAAATATTATACTTATCCATTAAAATATATACCAATATATAAAAATGAGATGGTTGATTTTATAAAAGACTTCCTATCTAAAATATTACCAGAAATAATAGAATGAAACACTTAAAAACATATCAAATATTTGAATCTGAATTTTTTACAATCAGTGACGAGAGAAGAAAAAAACTAATTGATTTTATAAATAGTAGTTTAGATGGTGCGGATATGGATTTTTCTTCTTGGATATATCAAAATATAATTCGAGGAAAAGAAGAACATACAGAACTTAATGATTTTATTCAAAAAGTATCTCCTAATTGGAAAAAAATACTCGATGAATACTTAGCTAAGTATAAAAGTGGAGTAATGAAAATTGGACAAGATGACCAAAATGAGTGGTTTGGTGTAAATTATAACTCAAGTCTTAAACAAAAAGAAGTAATAGGTGATCAAGAGATAACAAAAAACTTTTATGTAACATTTGAGAAAAGCGAAGACAACCTGAAAAGATGGTTCAATGGACTAGGAACTCTTATAAGTGACTTTTACAAAGCTTGCACAGAAGGTGAATTAAAAAACTCGGCAATTTCTTTCAAATGTGGATATGATGGTAAACATTTTATAGAAGACAATGACCATCTAAAGTTTTATTGGTATAAAGATGATGATAAAAATAAAGTATTAGAAGTATATAATAATTGGTTGAAGAAAACTGGTATACAAACTAAGAAAAGAGCTTATGATTTTGGAATAGACACTGCAAAAGGTAGAGATAAAAATAGCTTTGGTCTAATGGTTGCAACTAAGGTGAATAACCAGTTTCAAAAACTTAAATCACAGTATGGAAAAAAGTTTACATCTGAACAATATGCAGATTATATAATAGATATGTTAAACAAAACAAAGTTTAAAATTGATTAATATGACACTTCCATTTCAAGAAACTAAATTAAGCGATAATACATTTATCAGAGAGTTCAAACAAGATACTGACTCTGGTGAGTTTATGTGGCATCGTGATAGAGAAGATAGAATAATTGAATCTATTGATGAAACAGATTGGTTAATTCAAATTGACAATGAACTACCTAAAGAAATAAAAGGAGAAGTATTTATACCAATGGGTACTTATCATCGATTAATAAAAGGAACAAATGATTTAAAAATAAAGTTAACAAAAAACCCATCCTAAAGATGGGTTTTTTTAGTCAGATTTGACTTTATAATTTTCATTGTATATCTTAATGACTTCATCAAATTCATTTACAATTCCTGATTTGAAATTATCACTATCATATTTTTGTTTTAAGATATATTCTTTTATATAATCTTCATATTCTAATTGAACTGATATTTCCATTCCATTTTCATCAAAATCAATATCATTAGATTCATTCACTTCTTCACCATCTACTAATTCTTTAGTAATATCATCAATATACTCTACAGAAGCAAAATTACCCTTCTCTAACATCACTTCTAACTTCCTGCGAAGCTTTCTATTACTAATTAATAGATTGTTTGATATAGCTAAATCTATATAATCCTTAGTATCTTTTAACTCATCTAGTCTATCAATATCTTCTTCATTAACTACTCTAAATTTTTTAAAAACTGGAGAGTATGTGTTAGGTACAAAATCGATTTTATTAGTGTTTAGGTCGAGTATGGTGATTCCTTTTTGGTCACCCATATCATTTCTATCCATTTGATAAGGAGAACCTATAAATGAGAAGTTTTTGTTAGTTTGTCTAATATGAATGTGTCCAGAAAAAACATGTTTATATTTTCCAAAGTTATCAACATCAATTTTATCAGCATTTCTATGAGCTACTGAATTTAAATGCATTAAACATCCATTTAAATCAGAGTGGCAGAAAAGATAATCACCTGGATTACTATCAATTTCTTTAATCATATCTAATCTCTTTTCTACCCAAGGCATAAGAATCAATTTTTGACCATCTAACTCAATAGATGATGTTTGTGTATAAACTGAAACATTTGGAACGTGATTGAATAATCTAACTGAGTTTATATCATTAGATCCTTTATTCCAAAGGTCATGATTACCTACTATAATATGTAGTGGTAGTATTTTAGACATCTCTATAAGTATTTTCTCTGCCTTATATGATGCAATGATAGGAATAGATGTTCTGTTGTCGTATAAGTCACCACAATGAATAAGAATATCTCCTGGTTTTGAATTTTCTTTGATGTATGGAATAAAAGAGTTATAGAAGTAATCTTCCATCATATCTAACCACTTATCTAGATTGTTGAGGTATACTCCAAAATGCCAATCTGTTGTAATAAAAACTTTCATTAAAAACGTTTTCTTTTTATATGAAATTATTATGATATTGTTTCTTTTCTTCTAGAGTCTCTAGCACATTTCTCACATCCACTTCCAGCATATAGATGAGCATTTGGTGTTTGTTCAAATTCCCCGTGTATTGGACATATTATTTTAACTACACTTCTGCAATTTTCATATACTGTTAAGTCATAGTTGTACTTATAGTTATGTTTAATATTTGATTTTTCTACAAAGTCTTTATTTCCCTTGTTTCTTCTATTAAGTGACTTTAGTTCTTTTATTATGGCATTTTCTTTTGACTTGCAATTTTTGTTACAAAACTTTCTATCTGGTCTACCCCAAACAATTTCTTTATTACAGTATCTATAATTACAATTCATATATACTATTTATTAAATAGTGGAAATGGCATTTTTTACAACATAATTTTCAAAATAGAGATAAAGGAAGTAAAAATTAAAATATATAACTTATAAAAAATAATTAAAAAAAATATGCCATTACCACATTATACACAGTTGATAAATGTAGGATCTCCAGGTGGACCTGGAACATTTCCGGATGAAGTAGTTTACCTTAACTTATTTGAGGTGACATTCGTTTTACCTACAATTTTGGTTGCTCAAGGGAGAAACCCAGTTTTGTTATTACAAAACGCACTTAATATTGATATGAACTTAACGCAGTTTGACGTTGGTATCAAAGAACAAAGATTCAAGTATTCAACTCGTCAATTTTTGACAACTCCAACTAAAACCGCTGGTGAATTTAACATTAAATTCAATGTTAACGTAAATCAAGCAGGTTCGATGGAGGTATGGAATGCTTTGAAAGCTTGGTACGATTTAGTATTTAACTCTCAAAATGGTTCATTACACTATAAGAGTGATATCATTGGTACTGTTATCGTTAATCAACATGATAAAAAAGGTGTTGTATTAAGACGTGTTACTTACCAAAACGTACAAATCAAACAATTAGCTGGTTACGCACTTGACTGGTCTTCTAATAACATTATGGAGAATCTTCAAGCTGACTTTATCTATGACTACTTTATTGATGAATATATTGATAATGACTTTACAATTACTAATCCAATTGTTTCTGGATATGGTCAATAATATTTAGTATTAATTAAAAACCATCAATTTTTATTGATGGTTTTTTTATGCCTTTTTGTTGCATAAAAAAACCCACCAAAGTGGGTTTTTATTTTAATTAAAATTTGGGTATGTTACTTGAGAAACTAGATGCGTTTTTCATCATTGAGTTTGCATCGAAGTTTGGCATTCCTTTTGATTGTTCTCCTTCTTGTTTCTTTTTCTCTGAATCTTCTTCTTCTATGATTTCGTTTACCAATTTTATGTTTTCTTCAAACATCCAAAATGGCCACTCATCCATCGAGATTTCTTGAGTTTTGAAATGCTTTTGTAGCAATAACTTATTCTTTAATATATGCTTCAAAGGCATCGTGAATAACGAAAATACCTGAGGCTCCGTTGGGAAATTGCATGTCGGTGTGGACCTCCTCACCACACGTACAGGTTTTCTTCAATTCCTTGATACCAAAAGTCATTTTACTTACAGCTGCATTTAAGAATTGGAATGAAATATCATCTATTTCTTCAAAATCTTTAAGTTTAGCTTTGATTCCTTCATATGTAATTGTAGTTCTTCCACCTAACATAAAAGGAATAATCTTTAAGAAAGAAAGATTTGGAGTTCTTTTCTCATTATTCTCTCTTAAGATATAATCCGTGAAAGCTTTCTGAAGACCAATATTTGGTGGTGTTAGTTCAAAGTTTCTTCCATTTACTGTAGAAAAATGATATGTTCTATCAGATAAACTGAAATATCTATCCAATTTTTCATCAACATCATGAAAAGTAAAGTTTTCTCTTTTAAGATCAACTGATAATTCGGTAGAACAAACTCCACACTTCGCTGGAATTGTTAATGTATTTCCTTGTTGGAAAGTAAGTTCTCTTATTAAGAATAGTAAATATAATCTATCTTGATCTTTTACTTCTAGATAAGATCCGACTTTACCATCTGTGTATTTAATTCTTATACAAGATTGTAACATATCATTCATTTTTTCTACTATATCATAAAAGTTATTATCATCAACCATTGAATATGCTTGAATTTCTCTCACTTTTGCTGGTCTTACCATAAATAGTGTACCAGTTGGGTAGAAATCACCACAAGGTAACTCTTCAATATTGAAGTTAAAATACTGAAGGTCAGTTGTTCTTGTATTATCAACTTTTGGTTGAGCTACAAACGGAATATCAGAGTTTTGTGAGTTATTACTTGAGCTATCTATACCACTAAGATGTTTCTTAAGGTAGTCTTCTTCACTCATTTCGTTTTCATTAGACATATTTTTTTATTATTTTTTATTTTATTATATATTAGTATTTGTTCTCTCTTCTGTTTTTTGAACAAATATATTTTTATCGTTAGTTTTATAATGAAAAAAGAGTAGAAAGTTTAACTATTTTAAAATAAAAAAACCAGATATTTCTATCTGGTTTTTTTTATTATTTATTATTTATTATCCATTCATGAAACCACCTGCATTGATAGCTCCGGTTCTTAAGATTGTGATATTATTTACAATAATACCCATACCTTTGATTGGTTCAACATATGTATCAAGTACACCAATTTGGTTATCGATAATCTCATTAGTGTTATTTTCCTCATCCATTTTATTGAAGTAGTTATATAAACCGTTTCTAGAAACGTAAGTCTCACAAATTACGTCAGCTCTAAGTTTAATCTCAGCTCTAATATCAGGTGTATTAAATTTCCATTGGAAGTCTAATAACATACTTGATAATTCTCTTTCAAGTTCAATAAGGACTTCTCTAACATGTATGTAAGAAAGAGCTGATTTGTAAAGTGTTTGAGCTGTGTTTTCAGTCTCAATTACATTTCCTCTATTTCTCTTGAACACGATAGGATTCATTTGTGCTTGGTTAATATATTCGATATCAGTTAAAGTGAAATCCATTTCAGTATCCACTATGTTAGTGATTCTACCATTAGTAACACCCGCTGCAATTGTCCAAGGAGTTATACCACTCGCATTTGAGTTTTGTTTTCTCATATATGTTGTTGCTATCCAAGCTGCTGGTGGAACATCAACTGGTCTACCATTATCATTTGTAACCACATATGGCATAAAGTAACCAACACAAGTTGAACCTGCTCCGTCACCGAATGAGTAAAGGAACGCTGGTGAACTTTCAGGGTCTCCTCCACTAGCTACATACTCTAATTGTAAAACTCCTTCAGAGTTAACAAAAGATGGAGATGTTGAATTTTTGAATGACTTCATTGAAGGCATGTTTATCACACCAAATGCGTCTAATCTATCACCACATATATCAACTAATTGTTGTTTAGATCTCTCAGTTAAACCAAGACCAAATGAGTCAATTAAATATCTAAAGTCAATTGCTTCTTTATTAGTTACTGCTTTGAACAATGGTGTTCCTTTAGCAACTAAGTTAAGAATAGAGTTTTGTCTAGCTTCAGTTCCATCAGGTAAAGATGCTTGTCTAATTCTAAATCCTTTAAGAGATATTGCCTTGTAAGTTGTTGCGTAATTGTCAACAGAAGTATATCTTGTAGCTTGTAATGCTGAACCACTATAACTTGTTGCGATTCTAGAGTCACAAGTGATTTCAACTAAAGTAGCATCACCACTATATTGTCTTTTAGAAAGAATTCTTGTAAGTTTTCTTGGGACTTCACCAATTGCTAATAAACTTGAGTCATAGTATGCTGATAAGAAGTCACCAACTCTTACTTCAGTGTATCTTGTTCCTGTTACAAGTATCTTATTAGGTACTTGAACATATCCAGCTGGTAATTCAACTTCGATTGTTTGTTTGAAGTTTGATTTAGCTGATTGAATAAAGAATGTATTATTTGATGTTACATCTACCGGCTCAGTTGCTGTGAACGTTTCATCTTTGAACTCAACTTCTAAAACTCCATCATTATCTAAATACATTTTTAAGTAATGTTTGATATTGTAATCAAATATAGTATTTACATTAAATAATTCTTCATATACTACTTCTTCAGTTACTCCATATGCGTAGTATCCAACACCATATCCAAGGTCTGAAGCTAATGACGGATCAGTATCTACGATAGTAAATGTGCCAGTATTTTTTTCTGAATTAGGAACTATAAATTGGTCATAAGTACCCCATGCTGGATCAACTGAACTTTCAATCACTACATAATTATTTCCAGCGAATGAAGAAGTAGGTCCCATATTTGTTCCACCATTTGTATTATCTTCACCATCAATGAATATTACATTTACTGTATCTCCAGCCGCAAATGGTAATGGTATTGTAATTTTATTTGAGTAGAAGTAATCTCCTGTATTGATTATTCCATCAAAGTATCTTGAGTAGAATTTAGAGTATCTACCAACAACACCATCAGTACCTGTTGGTTGTGCTTCTTTTGTAGATACAGAATCAGTACCAAGAATAAACTCGTTATCTACTGTGTAGAATGATAAGTAACCTTTCAATACATCAGCAAGTTCAGTATTAGTTAAACCAGTGTTTAATATAAATGATTTATTTGATGTTGATGTTGTGATGATTTCAGATATAGTCATTGATGAAAGACTTACTTTTCTATATCCAAGATTTGGTCCTAAACATATGGACATTTTATCTTTATTAGCTGAACTAATTAAGTCAACCAATTTATAGAACTGCTTAAATCTTCTATATTGTTTGTAGTTAGCTGGTGATGCAGATGTGTTCGTGTTTTGGAACTCAACTTTAATTGAACCTGCTGTACTTTGTGTTGCGATAAAATAATCATCTGTAATTGATGTTCCAAATGCGTAATCAACAAAACCATATGGTGTAATACTTGTTCCAATATTTACTGGATTTATATTTACAGATGTTGAAATAATTTGTTGATTTATCATACTAAATGTAGCGAATCCAAGAACGATGTCACTTAAAGCAACCGTTGGATTTGCTGGTGTTCCTGCTGGACTACCAACCAAATTACTTGTTACTGAAATCTCACCTGTTGAATCAAGTGTGAATACAGATGCAAATGTTAATTGTGATGATGAAAAAGCATAATCAGTAGCTGTTATTACTAATGATGTTGTTCCAGAAACAGGAACTTCTTTATCGCCAATCACAGCAAATGCTCCAGATGAGACATTATATGATATAGATATTGATGCAGATGCTGCTGAAACTGTTGAGTCTTGAACAACATTATGAACATAATTCTCACCAAACCAAGAAGTTCTATTATTGAAGTAAGTAGCATCTATAACACCACTTGATACAGGAGTATCTCCTGATCCAGAGTCAAATGCGTGTCCACCTTGATCATAATAACTAAAACTACCACCTAAGACAGCTGTTACGTTACCTGGTAAATCAAGAGGAACTGCTGTAATCTCAATTGATTCAGCTATAGTTTCTTTATAAGATAAGAATTCAATATCAGTCTCATTCTCACCAGCTATTGTATTACCAACTAAGTCTAATAAACCATTGTAATAGTCTGTTTCAACTAAATCAGAATTGAATGAACAGAACAATCCAGTTCTATCAGTATCTCTGTTAATTGTAGTTTCAATAAATATGTTTGTTCCGTTTGAATCTCTAAAATATGGAATTAATGACAATCCTTCGTAGTATCCTAGTAATGTAACATTTCTATCATTAGCGAAAGCTCTTAATTGAGTTTTAACTAAACCAGATGCGTTGAAGTAAGCACTCCATCTTGTATCAATTGCCAATTCTTGATAATTTGACCAGTCACCACTAACAACAATAACATCAACTAAATAGTCAGATGCGAAGTCATTAGCATTTACATATGCTGGAAGTTTCTCTATAGAACCATAATACTCAAGTAATGTTCTATCAAATCCAGTTCTAGCACTTTTTACTACAAATGCAGTAACATACTTATCAGATAAGTTTGTTAAGCTGAATGCTCTTTCAGAATATCCAACATTACTTTTTGTAAGATTCATGAAAGACTCAGCGTCTCTTTTCCAGAATGCAGTAGTATCAAAGAATCTTCTATAAGGTCCTTCTCTTTCTATATCATTTACATATCCTGAAGATGCAGATAAAGATTTATATTCAATTAAATCTAATGTATCATCTGTATTTAAAAGATTGATAGCGAAAACAGGAGATGACTCTAACATCTTAGCTATTGTTCTGTGGAAAAAAGAACCTTTTCTTTCTAAACCTCTGTCCATTTGACCAAAGATAGATTCAAGATCACCTGTAGTAGTTAACCTAATAGGAGTATTAACTGGTCCTTTTTTAGACACACCAATTACCATGTTAGTAATTCCCTCTACTATCGGGCTACTGATAATTGAATTGTCAAATTCTTCTATGAAGATTCCTGGTCTTTTGTATTTTCCAATTTGAATTGCCATATTATTTATAATTTTTTTTATGTTATGTAGTATATATAAAACTTAAAAAACGACATTTTTTCTATTTTTGAGTTTCTGAGGATATTTTTTTAATATAATCCATCATTTCTTTTTCTACATTAGACATTTTTGTATCAAGAGCCTTTTGAGCATCCGAAATATCTTTAACTAATGATGATATAGTCGTAGTTTTAGTCGATATTCTTGTATTTATATCGGTTAACTTTTTACTAACAGCAGCTTTTGTGCTAGTTTCAGTTGCTAAACTTAGTTCTTCTTGAAAATCATCTTTTGATATTTTATCCTTAGTTATATCTTTTTGAAACTTATCTACTTTTCTTTTAAGATTAGCTACATGTAAATATTCTACTAAAAAAGGATTTCTATCTTTTTCTGGTAAGGCATCAGTCTTACCAACTATTCCATCTACAGCTGATTTTAAATCAATATCAGTTAAAGCTGTTAGATAAGCTTTATCAAGTAAAGGTTTTTTAGTCTTATAATCAGTGAGATTTTTCTTTAATGTTTCTAACTTTTCCTTAGACATTTTTAAATCTGGTTCATCAGTGATATTTGTCTCAAAATCAACTTCTTCCGTAAATAGTTTGTACTTTTTTAAGTATTTCATTTTATTTTCTAACCATTGAGGTGTTATTTATTCCATCTACCTTAATCTTAGGAAATCCACCAATATTTTTAATTATTTCTGATATATTTTTAGTTAATCTATATCTTGTATTTTCCTTATCTACTTTACATAAAGTATAACAAGTCTGTATAGACATTTCTTCAGTTCCTGAAGTTGCTGATTGACTTGGTGTATTCCTTTTACTTGAATATTTTGTTAGATATTTAATAGTAAAGTTTTTACCTGTTAAAAGAAACTGACCATCTTTATTAATTAGATTTTCTAATTTTATTTTAGCAGCTTTAATCTGATATTCTCCTTCTTCATTTTTTGGATCCATTTCAATTCTTTTCTCTAAACTTCCTTGAAAGTTATCTCCTTTAAGTCCTTGTCCTGACTCCTTAATATATCTTTTGAAGAAGTAAAAACTTTCACAATATGTAAAATAAGCAAATCCTGAATCTACTGATTGAATATAGAAATAAATCTGTTTATCTTTACCTTTATCATCTTTACATCCACATGCGAAGAAAGACCCTGATATTTCGTCAAGTTTTTCCATTTTAACTAAATCTTTCTTAAATTGTAAATTAAGAGGATCTGGTATGGTAGTAGAATTTGATGTATTTTCTTTTGCATCTGATTCTACTATAACCAATCCACCATTTAAATCATCTTTGGTGGCTCCAAAGTATTTCTCTATGAACTCTGCTTGTTTACCCATCGCTTTATCTCCATATCCTTTAGATGGTTTGTAAAGTTCTTCACCATCCAACATATCATTGATGAATTTTAAAAGATTTTTACCAGCATCTTTAATAATATTTCCCTCTTTTGTTTTAAGAATGGTTTCCTCTCTGAATATTGCCTGATTTTCTGGTTTTTTTATTATATCCTGAACTTTATTTTCCCATTCATTAAAAATCATATTATTTCTATATGGTCCACCTGATATACCAGCCGTCATTCTTGTTCCATCTCCAAAAGGTGTATAGTTGGCGAATTCAGATGCTGATACTCTACCATCACTGGTTTCAACATTTGGAATAACTTTAGTTGTGTGTAGTTTATAAGCTCTGTTAAATAATTTAACTATTTCAATAATAGGATCTAATCCATTTATTTGAATTTCTTTAGATGCTGTTATTTTTTCGAAATTAGCTACTATCCTAGCTACTTCAGTTCTCTCTAAAACGAAAGATTTTACATCAATTTTCTTATCCCAATAGTCAATAATCTTTTGAGAAGTTGTCATTACAACTGGATCTGATGCTTCTGTATCTTCGTCAGCTTCTTTTATATAAGATAAGAAAGAACTATATTTACTAATAACAGATTCTTTTGTTAAATCTGATTCTTTTTTAGAGTATTCTTTACCATCTTCAGTTGTGAAGTAATAAGAACCATCTTTAATTTTTTCAATTTTTTTAGAAATTTCTTTTCCTTCTTTATTTTTCCATTTTACAACATCACCAACTTTAAACTTAGTAGTTACTTCAGCAGGTTTTGCTTCATCCGGTTTTATTAACATTATAGATTTCATACCTTCTACAAATGGTTGTAGATTCTTTCCAGTCTCTCCTAAACCACCATATAAACCTTCTCCATCAAATTGTAAAGCTCTTTTAGTAAATCTAGCTATTTTTTCAGCAACAACAATCTTTTTGTTTTTGTCTGAAATTATTTCTATACTTTCTTTATATAATGGATCTGTAGAAGCATTTAGTGTTGCTTTTTTATCACCAACTAAATATCTATTAACCTCTGTGAAAAGAGATTTTATTATTTCTTTATTTTTAGTGTCTAAGGATTTTGAAGTTATTTCATTTAAGAACTTAACATCTACTCCAATTCCTTTATCTTTAGGAGATTCTAATGTTTCAATAGCTTTCTTTAATTTAGTAAAAGCTTGTGTTAAATGGTCTTCACCACCTTTGATATTAGATCTATCAGGACTTCCACCTTCACCAATTGCTTCAAACATAAAACTTTCCATTACAAGAACTAATCCAGCCGGCATAGTAACATTATCCTTTGGATATTTTAGTAAAACTTGAGTATTTTTAGTTCTGATGTCAGTTGCTGCTAATTTTTTAGGATTAGCTTTAATATCTTTTTGAATTTTCTCAATAGTATCACCAGCAACAGTAGTGTATGTGAATTTACTTTTTGTAGTTGTTGATGCGTTTGTTGTAGATATATTCTTAACTTCTTTATAGTGAGATAATACTAAAGCTAATGACTTCAAAGTTTTTATCATAGTAGGATACATAGATTCTGATGTTTTAGAACCTTTTTCTACTACAACTTCTTTATTTTCTCCTTTTTCTTCACCTTCACCTTTTTCTCCCTCATCTTCATCACCTTCACCAATAGGTTCTCCACCCTCAGTGTCTTTAAATTGTTCTAAGAACTTTTTAAATTCTTCTAACTGGCTTAATAGAGATTCTTTGTCTTCAAGACCTTCAATTTTTGATATATTACTTATAGCATCGTTATTAAGTCTTTTTATCTCACCTACGTTACCACCTTCTCTAACAACTTTTTCTAACTCTTCTAAAAGTTTAGAAATCGTTAGTCTATTTTGATCATTTTTATTTTCTTCTGATAGAGTTGCTGTAGTTGATCCATCTAATAGATTACTAAACGCTTCCTCTAGTCTTTTACCCACCGGTTTTATTCTAAGTAAGTTAGCACCCATTCTAGCTTTTCTTATACCAAAGTTAATTAATCTACCAATTAATGAGTTACCCCAAGGGATATCATTTGCAAACGGTCCACTAGTATCAGCTTCGTTTAATTCCTGTAAATCAATATCAGACTTATATTCATCTATTTTTTTAAAACTTCTTTTAAGGAACTCATCTCTATTACTAAGATACTTCATATAATTATATAATTTTTTCAACATATATATTAAAATACTTTTACTTAAATTTTCTTTATTTTAATATTATTCGTATATTTGTATATAATTAAGTATTAAAGAAAAATCATAAAACAAAAAAATAATAAATAAAATTTGTAGATTCAGGAATTATCCTTATATTTGTATAACAAAATAAACCACTAAAAAAGAAGACTATGAAATTCGACATCAACAAAGTAATCTGTATCAGCTTAAAGTCACACAACGACCAACAATTGAAAGCTATCTCTGAAGTTTATAAATTAGATTTTGATACTTTAGTTAAAGTTAAAGCTTGTTCTTCTAAGATTTGGATAGAAGCGGGTGGTGATTATGCTATCGCTTTCATCACAGTTGATAATAATGTTCCACAAGTTAGCGAGAATTTTTGTCCAATCACTAAAAAAGAAAAAGACGCTTTGTATAAAATTCAACCAATCAAAACTCCAAAGATGCCAAAGGTTTCAAGAGTAGTTGATACTAAAGTTGAAGACGAGGTTTCTAATGTTTTCATCGAAGATTTAATCTCTGACTTTGATGTTGTTTTAGATGTAGACACTATCTTAGACAAGATTACTGACAAAGGTATGAAGTCTTTAACTAAAGTTGAATTAGACTTTTTGAACAATCAATAATAAATTGAAATAACCTACTTTTATACAAATCTTAAAAAACCGGGAATAATTCCGGTTTTTTTATTTTAAAATATATTTTTTTTAACCACCACCATTTTTTGATAAAAAATCAAGGTCAATTATTTAACTGTTCAAAAATTGAATATATATATTATACAATTAAATTTTTTGTATGAGATACATAGAGTTAAAATATCGTAATAAGACTTATACTACAGAGGTAGAAATCGATGATATTCTTTTAAGTGAGAATTTTTATTGGTTAATCGACTCAGAAATCGAGAATGCTCAAATTGAGATAGAAAAAGACACACTTATTTGGAATGGTGGTGGTTTCTTTACTGGAGACTGGCACTATGGTATTTTTAAAAATGGTGACTTTTATGGAAATTGGGAAAACGGGATATGGGAGAGTGGTAATTTTGGAGGTAAATGGCATAGTGGTGTTAATTTAACCCAAGATATAAAAAAATAAAAAATTATTATGAAGAGAAAAAGAATTGTTCTTGAAGAAGAAAGAGCTAAGGAAATTTTGAATCAAAATGTAATCAGAGTTAAAAAAGAATCAGGTGATTATTTTTTTGAAATAGGAAAAGAGTCAACTTCTGACATTGCGGAAGGTGTATCAATTCTTATGAGAAAAACAGAATGGAATGATCCGATTTGGAATACCGAGATAGATAAAATAATTTATGAAGATATAACACCTGAGAAAGCACTATTTTGGTTAACAGGTGGGTATGCAGAGTGGAGAACACTAAACCACTATAATAGACCTTGGTGTGACAGTTATTTAGAATTTCAGGAAGAATTTGGATTTTTAATAATAAACATCATCAAAAAGTCAAAAAAATTAGCAGATGTAAGAGACGGATTTGTAAAGTATCTTAATTTACCAACATTATACAATTTTGCAATTAGTAGAGATATGGTAAAATAATAAAATTTTTATATGATTAAATTAAATCCCATCTAAATGATGGGATTTTTTTTTAATATATAATTACATGGAACAATTAAAATCAATTTGTCGAAATCCTTGGTGTAAAGCAACCTTTGTCTATAGAAAGGAAGATATGGTACCTGTTAACTCTGAGATTAAAATATCAAAAAATGAATCAATGGATGATATTCAAATGATGGCTCCTTCACATTGTTATAAGTGTAAAAGCTTTGATTCTGAACTTAGTGGTGGAGTTGAATGGAAGGATAAAGAATACGAGGGTAGTAGATTCGATGGTATGCCTCATCAGGTAAGATATAAAGTAACAAATTTTAAATAATGAAAGCACATTTTTTTGACATTGATGTTATATTAAATACTAATAGTATGGTTTGGGTTGTGGATAAAGCTGTGCCTAGTATACCTATATTAAAAATATCTCAATCTGAGTTTAATTTAATAAAAAAAGGTATTTATAAAGGTCAAGAGAGTTCTATGAAGTTTGGTGGAACCGATTATTGGGTTTCTTCGGAATTTATGAACAAGATAAAAGTTAAATCTAAAAATCATCAAGCTAATTTTTCTAATCTAATATTCTCTATGCAAGAATTTATGAATAAAGAGTTAATGGAGAATTTAGAATATACATTAAATTTAGATAATATACTACATCTTAAAAATACAGATGATGATATTTATTTTATATGTTCTAGAAATAATAAAAGAAACTATGAAGTAATGATTTCTAAAATAGAAGAGAAATTAAAAGAAAATGGATTAAAAATTAAAAAGTATTATTTCATTTCTGAGACATTCTATAATAGAAATAGTGATGATATATCTTATAAAAAAGCTAGACTATTACTACAACACATTATAGGATTGAAAACAGAAGGTGATAAATTCACTGAAGAAGAGTTACAGAAATATACTGAATTGTATTTTTATGATGATGAAGAAAACGCTATAAAATTAGCAATCGATTCAAATAAACTCTTAACCGTTTTACTTTCTAATACTGATTCTAATTTAAAAGATAGAATTAAAAGTGAATTAAAACAAGAAGAGAGATTGCTTTTTGTTAATCTTGTTACTGGTAATAGAGTTAATCGATTCGTTACAACAAAAGTAAAAATTGAATTTAGTAACTTGATTAAGGCTTTTGAGAGTTTTAAGTATAGATAATTACTTAGAGTCTTTATCTTTCCCTATCATTGCATTTTTAATCAAATCATTCAGTTTTCTATTGTCCATTACAGCGCCGGTATCTGATTCAGGCATTTCTCCAGAAAAATCATCAATTGCTTTTTGAACATCTGGACTTTCGATTTCGTTCAAACCTAAATCTTTTCTTAGTCCTTTATAAAATTTCTCCAATTCAGTTCTTTGAGTAGATGAGAATTTAGAGTTTTCTCTAATTTGGCCAATTGTTTGGTTGACAACCTCGTGCATTCTTGCTGAATTGTCACCATTATCTACTTGTCTTAATTGTGATAAGAAGTTCTTTCTAGTCATTTTTGATAAGAAGATTGTTTCAGCATAAACTAAAGCATCATCTCTCAACTTATTTTTTATATATGGGTGTTCTTTTAATTGTGGTACGTCACTTAGATATAAATCTACAAGAGATTCTAATACCTCCATTGATTGTTGAGAAGCAACCGTCATATCTGAGTCGTAATCATACATCTCAATTGCTCCTAAATCTGGTAAATCTTCAGGTCTTGCTAAGTGTTTACTTATATCAAATTCCCCGCTTTCGGACTGAATTTCATCAAATTCATCCTTTATTCTATTTCTTTCATTTTCTGCTTTTGACATAGAAGGTGGTTTTTTACAATATATATTAAAAAGATATTGTTCCTAAAATTATGGCAGTAGCTAAACAACAAGAAAGACAGATGATTTTCACTACTAAATTAGTAGATGAAGCAACAGATAAAATAAACGATGGTATAGTCGTTAAAAGATACCAAAACCCTTGGTTGAAAAGTGAGGTTGGTATTAGAAGAGCAGGTGCCTCATTTAAGATGACCACTGATGAACAACAAGAGTATGTTAGATGTGCTTTAGATGTTCACTACTTTACCGAAAAATATTGTAAAGTTAAAACAGAAGATGGATCTATTGATAATATTCTATTAAGAGATTATCAGAAAGAAATGCTTGACAACTTTGTTAATAATAGATTTAGTATTTTAATGGCATCTCGTCAGGTAGGTAAGACTATCTCATCTTCTATTTTTATGTTACATACTATTCTATTTAATAATGATAAGAATATAATGATTGTTGCTAACAAAGGTGATACAGCTGTTGAAATTGTCGATAAGATTAAATCTATCTACTCATTATTACCTTTCTTCTTAAAACCCGGTATTAAAACTTGGAATCAGAAGTCATTAACATTTGAAAATGGATGTAGAATTAAAACATCTGCTAGAACAAAGACACCAGCTATCGGTTTTACCATTGACGTACTTTACTTAGATGAGTTTGCGCACATTCCGTCAAATATCATTGAACCATATTATACCGCTGCTTTTCCAACCGTATCAGCCGTTCAAAACTCAAAGATTATTATTACTTCAACTCCTAATGGTATGAATTTATTCCATAGATTGTTGACAGATGCTGAAAGACCAGATGGTGATCCACTAAAGAATAACTATAAAGCGATGAGAGTTTATTGGTATCAAGTTCCGGGTCGATTTATAACTTATATCAGATTAAACGCTCATAAAATGTATGAGTATGGTGTTACTAAAGAAGAAATATTTCAAGTAGTACAAGATAGATGGTCTCAACATACAAAACTTGAGATGAAGTATATCACTGATAATATGAAAGATGTTATCTATGTTTATAATAATGATAAATGTACAGATGAAGAAGTTAAAAAAACAACTTTTATTGATAAGAATGGATTTGAAGTTCCTATTTTAGCTATATCTGAAATGACAACTTGGAAGGAAGAGGCTATAAAGGATATCGGTGGTGAAGATGCCTTCAATCAAGAATATGGACTAAGATTTATTAATGCTTCTAAATCATTACTTAATGAGGCTATTATTGATGATTTATTAAGAAATAAAAAGAATTATATATTTGAAGAAATACACGAGTTTGATAGAAAACTTAAATTTAGTTATAACGACTTAAAGTGGGTTGATGATGATAATATATTCATACCACTTAAAAGAAAAGATTATAAAATAGTCATTTCAGTTGATATATCTGAAGGTTTAGGTCAAGATTACTCTATAATAAATATTTTTAGAGTTTCTGAGAAACCGAAAGATCTCATAGAATCTCAAAAAGCGTCTTATAAATCTATTGTTGATTTCTTTAGATTAGAACAAATTGGTATTTTCAGAAATAATTTTATTTCAGTTAAACAATTAGCTGAGTTACTTTATATGATTGTCTTTGAATACTTAAACCCAGAAAACATTAAAGTAGTAGTTGAGTTAAATAACTATGGTAATACTTTATTTGCTGAGTTACCACATGTTTTTGATGGAAATAATAACTATGGTTCTTCGGTTTTTGTTAGATATAAACATAGAGCTGACGCAACTGAGGAAAAAATGGGTTTAAAGGTAGGTGAGAATAAAAATCTTATGGTTAAAGATTATCAAGACTTAATGCAAAGTAAATCATTTGTTATAAATAATGAGGATAATATAAGAGAGATAACAACTTTTGTCAAACATACAACAACGGCCGGTAATACTAGATATGCGGCTGATGTTGGGAATGATGATAGTGTTATGACTATAGTTAATGCTACTACTATATTTAGTAGACATGAATTTTCTGAAATGGTAGAGGATTGGTCTAGCAAATTTGTTGATAAAGAATTCACAAACTATGTTCAAGAAAGTCTTAAAAATATGGACTATGTTGACGGAGTTGATTATGGACAAGTCCTGAAAATAAGAAAGCAACAAATGAATAGATATAAAGGTAGTCAGGGAAAAAACTGGTTTAATAGTTAATCATTAGACTCCATAGTTGCTGAAAGACCAGCACCTCTTAGTTTATCTTTCATTGTTGAGATTGTTTCTAAATCTCCGTATTTAACATCACATTTTCCTTTATAGTGGATTATATGAGCACATTGATTAGCTTGTTCTAACTCGTGGTTACAAACTTTCATTAAACAAGTAATAACCCAATCAAATGTATTGTGATCATCATTGTGAAGAATTAGCTTATAAGGTTTTGCTAAAATTTCTTGTACTTTCGATTTTGTTTTCTTTTTAGTAATTGTTGCCATAGATTATATATTTTTATATTTAGTCTCTTCTTTTTTAATAACGTCTACTATTGTTATATCAACATGATGTTCAGATGCCCATTCTTCAAATTTAACTAAGTGTTCGTGTCTATCATCATACATAACAAACTCTTTAACACCAAGTTCTTCTATTTTTTCTTCGAATAGTTTAGTTTTAAAGTTATATGTGTCACCTCCCCAGTTTAAGTGGATTTCATCAAATGATAAATTGTGTTGATTTAGAATACTCATAACATTAGCAAGCATTCCTTCCTTCTTTTTAAGACGACCTGTTGCTAGAATAACATAGTTATCTGGATTAGCTACAGCTTCTAAATACTTAGCATATACCCATTGGTTTAGAGGTACATAAAATATTTCTGGATCAATACTTTCTGGTCTACCCCACCAACCATTGTATGGCCAATCTGTTCCGGTTTTTTCTTTCCAAATTTTTTCACCTTCTTCGGGTTTTGGTGTGTGACATAAGGTGTCATCAAAATCGAATGATATTAATCTTTTATACTTCATTTACTATTTATAAATTTTATCGAATGCAAATATAGTGAAAATATTAAAAAAATAATAATTTATCACGAAACATTTATTATTTTATATATATCATTAAAATTAAAAAGTTTTTATGAAACTAGATATTAAATCTATACTGATTTTGGTATTACTTGGATTTTCACTTATATTTTTCTATATGTGGTATTTCAGAGGAAGTGATAACTATAAAGATGACTTAAAAAAATTAAAACAAGAGAACAAAGAACTTCATGAAAAGAGAGATTCGATTCAATTACACTTAAACTCTCTTAATATTAGTTTTAATGATTTGAGAAAACAAGATTCTCTATTAAAAATTAAAATTTCTGATCAAGAATTAGAAATACAGAAATTTAAAACTAAAGCTAATGCTTCTAAAGAACAACTTAATAAGTTATTAAAGGAATTAGAGGAAACAAGAAAGAAGATTCAAGAATTAAAAAATAATCCTCCTAATAGAACTGGTCAGGATTTAATTAATTCTCTAAAAATTAAAACAATAAAATGAAAAATTTAATTAAATATATTATTTGTGTATCTTTTTTATTTTTAACAATGAGTGTTTCGGCTCAAGTAATAGAATATCCGAGATTTGAGACTGACTCATTGGGTCAAAAAGTTATTGTGATGACAATTGAACAAGCACAAGCACTTGATAATAAAACAGATTTATTACCTCTTTTTGAAAAACTTAATGTTCAAATAGGATCAGTTGATTCAGCTTGTATTAAGGTTATTAATGAGAAAGATGTAGTAATTGCTAGTCAAGAGATTCAATTGAATAATCAAAAGTCTTTATTAGTGGTTAAGGATAAAGAAATATCAAACCTACAAAGTCAAATTATTGATTATAAAAATAAAGAGGTCACATATATTAAAGAACTAGAAAATAAAGATAAAGAAATAGAATTACACTTAGATAAAATACACAAACAGAAAGTAAAAATGATTATTGGTGGTGGTATCGGTGGAGTGGCTATAATAGGTTTAGTATTATCATTATTACTTATTCATTAAATGATAAAAAATGAGTTTTTAGACTTAATATATAATCTATAAAAAATATTCAAATAAAATGAAGCATATTAGAACATTTGAAACCTATCGTATTAAAAAGAACAGAGAAGAAATTATTAAAGAGTCTGTTTTTCAAGTAAACGATATTTATAAAGTTAAGACTATGATTGATATTCCTCAGTCATTAATTAATGCTTATGTGAAGAAAGTAAAAGATACTACTGGTAAAAACCTTCGTCAATTTTTTGGTGATGTTGACATCGCTGAAGAAATCGTTAAGTATATCAATATGAACAACTTAGATGTTGAAAAAATTCCAGGTGGCGCATTAATGGGTGGTCAAACACAAGGACAAACTCAAGGTCAAGCACAACCACAAGTACAAACTGAAGGTGAGGCTCAAACTCAACCACAAGCTCAACCACAAGCTCAACCACAAGCTCAACCAGAAGGTCAAGCACAAGCTCAACCACAGGCTCAGCCAGAAGGTCAAGGACAAGCTCAACCAGCTCAAGGACAAGCTCAACCAGCTCAAGGACAAACTCAAGGTGAATTTGAAGAACCAGCACAAGGTCAAGCACAAGCTCAACCAGCTCAAGGACAAACTCAAGGACAAACTCAAGGACAGGCACAAGCTCAACCAGCTCAAGTACAGGCACAAGGACAAGCTCAACCAGCTCAAGGTGAAGAAGAGGAAGAGGAAGAAACTGAAGAAGAAACTGAAGAAGAAACTGAAGAAGAAACTGAAGAAGGTGAAGAAGAATTACCTCTTTAATCTATAAAATATTCAAAGAATTAAAACCCATCAAGAAATTGATGGGTTTTTTATTTAATATATAGTATATGAGATACCTAAAGACTTATGAGAGTTACAATGATGATACATTAATAATAATTGATGTTCAGAAATCATTTAAGAAATTCTTTTCTGAAATGTATCTAAATGAGTTGAAAAAGTATTGTAAAAACTTTCAAAATGTTTATCAATTGTGGGATAATCATGTCGATGGTAAGAATGTAGATAAAGATTATTTATATGATGAAACTCCTGAGATTCCAATACACAAAGACTTATATCATTTTCCAAATCAAAAAGATCTTATCGAAAAAAGATACAACTATGATGTAGACGCTGATTTCTATAAGAAGATTTTAGATAAAGAAGTTTATAAAAAAGTTAGTAAAATGGAAGAAGAAAAAACCTTGAAAAAAGGTGATATTTTCAATACTAAAGAAGGAACTATTATTACTTTTATAAATAATAATCATGTCTGGTTTCACGTTCCTAAGAAATTATATGAACTACTTAAATCATTAAAAGGTAGAGAAGTAGTTATTGTTGGTGGTGCTGATTCTGAATGTTTAGAAGATGTAGTTACAACTGCTGAAAGTCTTGGGGTTAAAATTAAAAGAGATTATAAGTATATTTATACTGCTAATAGTTGTCCTATCTAATGTCGTATTTCATCTGCACATTAGATAACAGTTATATAAACCTCATATTCTGATATAGTGAAAAGTATTTCCATCCATTCCTGATATCTTTCAGGATCCTCATATATGTTTACTTTTAATGTGTATGGTAATCCAGATATTTCTGGTATATAGGATAATATTTGTTGTGTAAGATCTCCTTGTATTACTTCAGCTGATAGTCTTGTATCATGTAATAATTCTATTAAATTTCCTCCAAAATTTGGTAATCCAAAAACATCACCTTTATTAGTAAATAATATCATCTGCCATTTTTGTATAATGACACTTATAATATCATCTTCGATAATTTTCACATCGGTGAATCTTGGATGACCTGGATATAATATGTAGAAATCTGTAAAATCAGCTGGCATAACATATATATTAAATATATTATACTCTTATTTAATTTAAAATGTCTCTGAACTTACCAATTATAGTTAAACCCAATATTATTGGATCTGTATTAGTTTCTAACTTAGATGAATAATCAGCTATAATAAAATTACAATCAAATAATTTATCTACATTCTTACTTTCAGATATAGACCAATCAATAAATGGTTTACCTAATATTTTAATCATTACATCAATTTTTTCAGGTCCAAAGTTAGACATTAAGAAGTGGTATATCTTTTCATAATCCATTGACTTATCATATATACAAGAGTATAAATCTAATTTTACTTTATTAGACACATTGGATGAATTCTCACCTAAACTACCAGTTTCTAAATAGTTTTGAACTTCGACCATTATAGATCTGAAGTCAGGAAACTTTTTAGTAATAATAGAAACTAAATCTTCTTTAGGAATTCCTTTACCTTCTTTAGGTAGAATTACATTGTTGATTCTTCTATAAACTTCTTGTTTAAGATATTTCTCTTCTTCGAGATTTTGACAATCAAAATTAATCTGAGGAATCCTAGATTTAATACCATCTGAAATTTTATTTAAGTGATTCGTTGTAATAATGAATCTAACATTCTTATTATACTTTTCAATAAATGCTTTGAAGGCATCTTGGAATTGAGCAGATACTCTTTCGAACTCATCTAAGAAGATATATTTGACATCAGAGTCAGTCTCCATCATTGGAGTAAATTTACAGAAATCTTCAATCTCACTTCTTAAAACATCAATAGATGTGTATAATGAAGAGTTAAGTTCTAAAAATGGTTTGTCTTTTGTGTATTTTCCAATGAGAATTCTAGCTAAACTTGTTTTTCCAGTGCCAAAGTGACCGTAGAATATAAAGTTTTGATTGACACCATTTTCAAAGTGTTTCCTGATTCTAGGTAAAAGAATGACATCCTCCATAGTTTTTGGACGCCACTTTTCCCATAATAGTAATGATTTAACAGACATATTTATTCGATTAATTAATAGGTATATAATCTCATGAAGAGAAAGTTTATATTTAATATATATGACTATGATAGGAGAAAGATTTAATTTCGAAGACATATTTTTTAGAGATCTTACCGTTTGTGTCTTAGATACACTTGAAGGTCAGATAAAATGGGTTAATAGATTTTCCTCAGGTGATAAATTTGTTCAGGTTCCTTTTTATTACTCTCTTACAGGAGATGAGAGATTTCTACTAGATTCTTTTCAAGATGATATTGTTTCTGAAAACAGATTTGTTGAATTAAACACTGATTTAATACCGAGAGGACATCTAACTATGACTGGATTTAATATTAAATCTGATGAATTTGCCAACCCCAATGTTTGGCTAAGAATGGTTGTTGAGAATGAGGTTGAGATTAGAAAAGTTTTAGCTAAAGTTAGAGCAGTTCCGGTTACGGTAAATTATGATTTAGAAATCTTACTTAGTTCTGAGATAGATACCTTTAAATGTAGTCAAGCAATATTAGACACACTTTGGTTATATAAATTTATGTATTTTGAACATAACTTTATGAATATAGATGCTGTTATATTGATGCCTGATAGTAACTCAATAGAAATGGCGAGAGAGAAAAATCTAACATCTGATAATAATATTAAATTAAAAGTTTCTTTTACTGTTGAAACTTATTACCCGGCTTTTAGAAGAGATAGAATTAATTCAACTGGATATCCACAAACACAAGGTTCGGGTATGGCTGATTCAAATGGATTTGCATTGGCTGGTGGAATTTCTGATAGTTTTGCACAACCTGGTTCTCCAGGTTATGGTAGTTCAAATTCTTTTGGTGGTGCTCCTGGTACTTTTCCTGGTTCTCCTGGTTCAGGAAATCAACAAAATCCTAGTGGATATGTTGGTGGAGGTCCTGGTGGATCCGGAGGTCCTGGTGGTGGTGCAATCAATCCAGCATTTGGTACCGTTGGTGGTAGTGAGAATGCTGGTGGTAATCAAGGTCCAAATGGAAATATTGGTGTTACTGGGTCGTTCTATAATACACAAGGTTCTACAAGTCCAGGTGATCCTTTAGGTTCTTTTGCAAATACTGACTTTTATGATATTCGACCAAAAAGAACTAGATGGTTTAATAATATACTGAAGGCAAGAGAAAGAGCATCAGGTGGGAATATAAATCCTAATGCTCAGGACCCTAATAATACTAATAATGGAAATTAAAAATAAATTTTCAAAAATGGTAAAAAATGACTTTTAAGCCTTAATATATATGTTATATAAAAAAAAATATTTTAAAATATGAAGAATCTTAAACTTGAATTGTTTAACTTCAAAAAGAACTTAACTCTTGAACAAGAGGAAGTATCTGGGATAGTTGAGGGACATATGAATGCTTGTAATGAGTTATCTGAAAAACAAATCATTATCTCTCTTAATGAGAGGCTTAAACCATACACATACGATAAAAGTGTTAAATCTTTGTTAGAAAATCTTAATGATGATGTGAAGAATTATGAGTTATTATATGAGTTGAAAAATTTATATAATGTGATTAATACTAAAAATCAAGGAGAGTTGTATAGACAACCATTAAACGTTCTTCTTCAAACAATTAACTTAGACACTGACCAAGATAGAATGTCTAAAATTCTTAATGAATTAGCTATCTATGATTGGGTACCAGAAGTTAAATTATTTGTTCATAATTTAACAAAATCACCTGAAAAAAGAAACAATCTTTTAAGTGGTGGTAAAGGTGAATCTACATTCACAATTGTTGAGCAAGTTGAAGACGGTCACGTTGCTCTTGTTAATGACTCTTGGTTCCTTCTAAGTGAAAATACAATTGAGAAAACTCTTTTAGAAAATCATGTTAAAAATGAAGAAGAATTGAAGAGTTTAAGAATGTTGGAAACGGCTATGAAATATGCTTCAGTTACTGAAGATAGAGTTAATTTTAGAATTTCTGAATATTTAACTATCGGTCTTTCAGTTGGTAAGAAAAGTAGTTTATTCATCAATGATGATGAGATGAACGAAGAGACTACATTGGAAAGTGTATTCGATTCTCCAATTATTCCAATTGTTAATAAAAATTTCTACCCTGTTTTACTTGAAGTTTCTAAAAACTTAGATAAATTTGTAGAATTAGATGTTGTTAAGAGAGTTAATAACTTAATTAACCCTTATTTAGAAATCTTCGCATTCAATTATAAAAATAGTACATATTTATATAGATGTGATGAAAGATATGGTAACTCTTTCTTCAAATATGAATCAGCTTTAGAGTTGGTAAATGAAGTAAGAAATGAATTAAACTATGATTTAACATATTTCTACGAAAATAGATTAGATAAAGAATTAATCGTTAAAAGAAAACTTGAAGATAAAGAAAGAGAAATCACTCTTAAATTAGAAGATGTTCAATTTAACATTGAGAAAGTTAAAGGTTCTATCCAAATGATTGGTGAATCAGCAGTTTTAGTAACAGCTCTTAAAAACTTAGAAAAAAGAAGAGATGTTTTAAGTACTGAATTAAACGTAACAAAAGAGTTACAATATAACGAAAGAGTTAGAGCGTAATCTCAAAACATATTAAAAATCCTCAAATTTATTTGAGGATTTTTTTATTTTAAAACTTTTATATAAAAAAAGTATATAACATGAAATCATGAAAGGTTAATAACCTTAAAAAAATAATGAATATGAATGTATCTAAATAATAAAGATCTCTACATAGAGGTAATCATATCAAAAGCTCAAGGAAAACTCACAAGAAATGCTGAGAAAATGTTAGAGCTACTAGCAAAGAAAACAATTAAAAAAATGAGATACTGGTCTAATGATGATAAATTAGATTGTTACCAATCCGGATTACTTGATATGTTCCAAAACTGGTACAACTTCAATGAAGATAAATCGGTAAACGCATTTGCTTACTTCACGGAGGTATTTAAAAGAGGAATAGCTAAAGGATTTAATGAGTTGTATAAGAAAAAAGGAGATAATGATAATTTAATTAAATTATTATCAATCGAGGGATCAAATGATGGCATGGGACTCCACTCACTCTAATATCACTCTAATATCAATCTAAAAACATTTGATATAGTTATGACACCAGCATTTGGTACCGCTAATATACCAATAACTATATTTCCTTCAAGACAAAAAAGACGAAAAGAAAAAATTCAAAACATCTTTAAAATAAAAAAACCACTCAAATGAGTGGTTTTTATTTTTATTAATATTAAGCTTCTGTTTCAACACCACTATATACCGTTTCTAACATTCTTTCTGAAACTAAATAAGGATCACAATTTGATGCTGGTCTTCTATCTTCAAAGTAACCTTTCTTTTCAATTATAGCTTGTGCTGGAATTCTAATAGAAGTATCTCTTGTAGAAAATCCATAACTGAAATCATTAATACTTGATGTTTCGTGTTGTCCTGTTAATCTTTCTTCATTGAATAAACCATAGATTTCAATGTGTTCTTTTTGAAATCTCTCTAATTTAGGCATCGTTTCTTTGATTACATCTAATCCACCTTCTTCTCTCATTTCCTTAGTAGAAAAGTTCACATGACATCCAGTTCCGTTCCAGTCCCCTTTTAATGGTTTTGGATGAAGTGAAACATTAGTATCATACTTTTCAGCAACTCTTTGTAGTAAATATCTAGAAACCCATAATTGGTCTGATCCATTTAATGATGTAACTGGACCAATTTGATATTCCCATTGTCCGAGTAATACTTCAGCGTTTATTCCTGATATATCTAAACCTACTTCTATACACATATCCATATGCTCTTCAACTATATTACGACCAATAACCGTATCAGCTCCGATTCCACAATAATAATCACCTTGTGGTCTTGGATTTAATGAGGTTCCTATTCCTGGATGTAAAATATCTTTTGTAAATCCTAATGGTAAACCTTCACCTTCAACAAAAGGATTTCCTGTCTTATGTGTTAGTGTGTATTCTTGTTCCCAACCAAACCAAGGTTGTTCGTTTTTATCAATCGTCTCACTTAATCCTAACTGATTCATTTTTTCTTCTAACTTATATCTGTGATTAGTTATGTGTGGAGTTCCGTCAGGATTTAATACTTCACAAAATACTAATCTGTGTGGATATCCTCTGAATGGATCTTTTGTTATAAACACTGGTTTTAAAAGACAATCTGTATTTTTGCCTCTTCCCGATTCTGCTTGTAGTGTTGAGCTACCATCAAAAGACCACATAGAGTAATCTTTTGCTAAAAGTGTTTCTGCTTTTTCAACAATTTTAGTTTTACTTCTTAATTGTTGTGGTTCGGAACCATCTAACCAAATATATTCTAATTTTATGATCATTTTAAAGTTTTTTTTATTTTATGAAACTTTCTACTAAATGTTTTATAAAATGTCTATAAATTTATTAAAAAATGAATAAAGTTATTTTACAACTATGGGAAGAATCAAACCAAAACGATGGTTTGTTTAGTAATGGGTGTTCAATTCATCTTAATGAAGATGAAAGAATAAAATTTGTTTCAAATATTTACTCTAATAGAGAATCTGGTGATATTCCTAATGAATATGATAGTATTGTTGGTGAAGGAATTGAAGTTTTTGTAACTGATAGTATTTATAATTTATTATCCACTTCAAATTCTGTTAAAATATCTGAGGTTGAATTTCAAAATCTTATAAAATTTGAAGATATAATATATAACACAGAAATGATATGATTACTTTTTTTTATTATTTTATTTTAGTCTTTATATGGACTAAGATATTTCTTGTTTTTAACAAACAAAGATTAGACTTAAACTTTAGAAATAAAGATCTAATGG